CGTGATACAAACCTCATCAGAATCCACATTCATAGTCATCGTCATTGTTTTTGTTGGTGGGCTTGAAGGCGGTGGTGAGATCTTCGGTCATTCTACCAGTAGATCCGTTAAAAGCAATGGTTCCAGCCTGTCCTGTTTGCCCGTTGAACCGGTTCTTAAGGACTCGGATGTTGGCCATGTTGTCCCCGGCAGAGAGGTTTCTCTCAAGGGCAATCACCATGTCGGAGAGCTGTACGATGCTGTGGCTGCCCCGTAGCTGACCTAGGCTGACCTGTTGGCCATCCTCGTGCCCCTTGTCACCCTGAGGACGCTTTAGGTGGCTAATGAGCAGCATACCAATGCCAGTCTCTTCCACAAAGGAACGGAGCTTGGTCATGGTTACATCAATGAGCTTACGTTCGTCATGACTCTCATTGCCGGACATAAGAATAGATAGGTGGTCCAATATAATCCAACCAACCTCCTTGGCAAGGGCCATAAAACGACAATCGCTAAGAATGCTGTCAGGATCCACAGACCCAAAGCCATCACGTAAATATACGCTACCGGTGCCCAAAGAAGCATCAAAAGCCCTCTTAAGATCTTCCTCAGGCAGTTCATTGTTTAGATGAAGTGGTTTATTGGCTTTGACCGACATCAACCGTAAAGCAGTGCGTTGAAGACTCTCCTCCAGGGCAATGTAGCCAACCTTCTCGCCTTGATCGACAAGTGATTGAGCTATCTCACCACAGAAGGTCGATTTTCCCACACCTGACCCGGCTGTGATCGTGACCAATTCGCCCCTTCTAAGACCACTAGTGATGCTGTCAAGAGCAGAGTAGGGCCAATTAGCATCCCGACCATGAAGAGGCCGAGTTGCGAGGGTAAAGAGGTCTCGTCCATCAATGACGGTTTTGGGGCTAAATGGTTTCTTGTTCCATAGGACAGCGGAAGTGATTGCTTCGTAGTCCTTGGCGATAAGAGCTTCATTAGCATCCTTGTAGGAATCTAGTCTGGCAATAAATAGCCGATCATGTGGAAACAAACTTGCACAGTCTTGTGCTGCCTGTTGTCCAGCATCATCATTATCAAAGAATAGGATGATTGATTCAAACCCCATAAGCCACTTCAATTGATGTTGAAGAGACTTCTTAGCCCCTGCTGCTCCATTAGGGAGACTCACAACAGGCCAGGTCTGACGCAACTGGAACACACTAAGGCAATCCAGTTCCCCTTCGGTGATGACTATTTCCTTGCCACGTCCCCATAGCTGTTGGCCAAATAGGGTGTGATCTTCGTTCTTACCTGTCCATCGAAAGTCCTTCTCTGCGTCTCTACTCTTGAAGGCAACCAGTTGGCCAGCCTGCGAGTAGTAAGGAAAGCGGAGAGTCTTTGAGTCGTGGTCATATCGAACGTTGAACTTCTTCAAGGTATCTTCCCTAAGGTTTCTACCCTTGAGAGGAACAAAGTCCCCAGTAAAGTTCATGAGAGGTTTGTGAGAAACAGTTGGTAGTGGTGTGTCGTCCCCATGTTCGTAGTGGAGGCAAGAAAAGCAATGCCCGTGTCCGTCAGTATAACGAGCAAGGGCATCACTACTACCACAACTAGGACATGGTTCGTGCCTAAGAAACTCGCTCTCGGAGTGCATGTCGAACCGATTCAGCAGCGTTGGTCATTGAAGCATGATAAGCCATCCAGTCTTCAAGCTCATCAATAATCAACTTGGCAATGTCATCAGGACCAATGTCCTTTGTATGAACATAGTCCAGGCATTCAACAAGAGTGTCAGCAAAATGCTCACCGAGTTGCTTAAGGATTTGTTCCTTAGTTGCCGTTGCAGTTAGGATCATCGAACCAATCAAGTGGAATAGCGTGTGCGGGTGCCCACAGAAAACCATTTTTGTCTGCCCACATTCCGTAGGTAGTCTTGCTGGTCTTTGTGAGCGTGTTGTGGGGCTGTTGGAAGACAAGTCGAATATCAAGATTAGGATGTTGCTTTTTAATGGCTAACATCTTCCTCCGATCTTCTGGTTTGAAGTAACCCTTGGCTTCCAAGATAACCCCGTTGGGCAAGATAAAGTCTGGTGTGTAAACAGCAGACAGGGTGTAGTTAAGCTTTAGAGTTTCGTATTCAAACTGGTGCCCATTCAGTTCAAACCACCGTGCCAGCTTTTCTTCTAGTCGGCTACGGTACTGTGGCATTATCCTGCCCTAAGATCCTCTAACCAATCTTCAAGGTTTTGGATCTGTCGATCAATCTCATACCGTTTGGGTTCGGTATAATCATACATCAACATCTCCTCCTCAAGATCGGCAATGCGTTCCAAGACTGCGTACTTATCCATGATCAGAAGGGTACGTCGTCTTCGTCATAACCAACGGGGCCTTCCCCTGGATCCTCATTAGGTTCAAAGCTGGGGCTACCAGTCTTAAAGCCTTCCGACTTACCAAAGAGAGCTGCCACGCTGTTTTCATCCAGACCGCCGCTATCAGAACCTCCGCCGCTAACCAGCTTGAGAATCTGTGCTCCACGTACCTTGAGGGAACAACCCACCTTTGCTCCGAACACATAAGGCTTCAGATCAACGATGAGTTTAACAACAGTGCCCTTCCAGATCTGAGTATCGAGATCAATAGGAACACCATCAGTATCCACCCAAGGAAACATTGGGCTACTGGAATCACCACCATACGACACCTTCACCATTCCCTCTTCATCCCACTTAGGGAGTTCAGCAGAGAATCGCTTGCCTGCCATCTTGTTCTTGCCCCACTCAAGGGCTTGCTCATAGACAGCATCAAACTTAGGAATCTCTTCCTCAGGAATACGGAACCCAATGGTACAGTTGTTGAACTTACCAGCAGGAACCAGGGCGTTGATGTACCCTTCAAGGGTGGTGGTGATAATAAAACGAGAGTCAGACATTTTTGGTGATTTGTTCGTGGGTAGCGAAAAGAGAAAGATGATCAATCAAGTTGTCATCTAACAGTAGGTCAGCCTTGGTGGCCAAATACTGGACGTACTCAGGTATCCAAGAAAGGCCATACTCAATGTTGAACTGTTCAGCCAACTCCAACGCATACGCATCAGAGGGGATGATCGAGTCCATCAACAGTGCTTCAGTATCAGTCATCAGAGAGAATACCTTCAATGTTGCCATAGGTTTCATCATAGGCTTCAAGACAACCCATTGCCTCACTACCAGCAATGGCTTCCAATAGGAAGGTACACTCAGCAAAGGTACGACACAGAAAGTCAGTAAAGGATTCAGTAATGAAATCCTCTTCCTCACTCTCCTGTTCTGCTAGCCATTCTTCTTCGTAGTTCTCCACCACAGAAGTGTGAATACCAAGCCGTTCAGCAATGTCAGTGATCGAATAATCCATCAGCAAAAGAAGTAGGAGGATTGTTGGACATCGTTGATGTCAAGCGTATTCAACATGACACTCTCATCAAAGTCAACCCCCAGTTGCCTGGACCAATTCTTAAGAACTGGCTGTGAGTAGATCTCGACGAACTTGTCCCGGATCGCACTGCCCATGTCATCCATGTCGCAGGAACGACCCAACACACAGTCATGTATCACGGTAAAGGGCCTGTCCCATTCAGCAAAGACCAGATGAAGCAGAGCAGCATCCAGACTGTGAATAAGATTAGGACTTGCTGCCGTCTTAGCTTTTTGTAGGTCAATCTGTCGTTGTTCCCATTCCTTCAACAACCAAGTCTGTACTCGTTGACCAAGTAACTTAGTGTTGATACGTTCAGTCTCGTTACGACGATACTCTTGAACAACTGGGAATCCAGATGGAGTGACCCACTCAAGTGTTGTTGCTCCTGATTTGATGCGTTCCCCAGCAACCTTTTGGATAAACTCCATTGATCGACAAGGACCATCAAATACTTTCCTCACACCATAACGGTAGATAGCTTTAACTATCTTTTGTAACTCACCCTTCTCAAGTTCAATGCCCTTGAGTTCCTGACGAATGTAATCCCTAGCACTGTTCTCCGTCACCCCGTAAGGCGTTGTCATGACAGTGCGTTTGGTTACTTTTCTGGTGATGTGATCGTGAAGATGCTCAGGAAGAATTTCCTTAGCCTTTTCCGCGACAATCTTATACCCGTCAGAAGGTTTGTCCGTGGGAACAACATTAACCATTTCAGCAGCAGTCCTATCCAATGCCAATGCTGACAAATGTTGGAGACCAGAACAAGTAGCATCAACAGACACAGGAAGACCAGATGTCTTCTTGATTCCCTTGATAACACATTGATCATACTCCAACACAGCAGCAATAAAACACCAAGGTTCTTCTACTGATGACCACTCAGAGATTGTTCCCTCAGGATCATTAGCAAGATGACTCAAGAAATCATGGTTCTTAACGACCCAATCAATTCTCTCCTCCATTGGTGCTTTATCCAGTCCATAAGTAGTAGCAACCTGAAAGGCTAACCACCATTCATTAACTGGCCCTTCCTCTTGAAAATAAATAAGACTCTTGTCAAAGTCTGTTCCTTGAGGACTAAGGCTAGTCGGTATTGGATAAACCCTTCCCCTAAAGTCAAATGACCAGGGAATCCAGAAGGTATCTCCTTTGTATTTGTTGGCTACATACAGGGCTTCAGTTGTCCTGTAATTCTTCTGTGCCAGAGCTGAGTTCTGATCTTCAATCTCAGTTCTCATTCTCCGATAAGAGATCTTGTCCTCTTCCGAGGCTGTCTCCCATGGCTCTGGCTTTGGCGGTGGGGGCGTAGGCTCCTCCGCTCGGAACTTACCCACAGTGATGCGGTGTTCCATACAGAAGTTCGCCAGCTCAAGAACCCTGTCGTTGATTCGATAGGGCACCTTCTGGAGCAGGTTCAGCATGACGAGGGCCTTGCTGTCCTGTAATAAAGAGCACCTTCTCGGAATCCTAGTCCTGATCAGCCTTGTCAGCTTCCTCAGGTCGTTCGTGAGGTAACCCCCCTTAAACTCCTCCGTCCAGTCGTTCGGCTCACACAACATGGGCCACATACAGCCAGCAAACGCCTCAGCCTGCGCTAGGAGCGCCTCCTTGGCCCTTAAAAACTCTGGTTGGTATACCAGGTAGGTCACCCTATCATTGGGCCCCTTGGCGGTCATTCTGGTGGCTACCCACCCCGTAGCAACCGACAGCCGATCCAACAGCCATCCTCCAACAAGGTGCCTAACACTGGTGGGCCACCGCAAAGGCTCAACATCATTACGACGCATCACCGCCCGGTAACGTTGTACCTTGTAGGAATAACCTTTGTGATCGTGGATGTGAAGTCTTGCCTTGTTAAATAACTCAGGGTGCTTACCGCAAAATTGATCCAACATCACTTGATGGTAGACCAACGTTCCGATGTGAGTTGTAGCTGCCTGGTAGGTAAGGTGTTCAATCCTTCTCACCCCAAGAATATCAATAACTCCCTTTGCGGTGATCAAAGCCAACACAGAAGGGTCACAATCCTTGATAGGTAAGACAGCCTGAGCCTTTTCCTGAACCCATCCTTGACTGACACGGTGGAGTTTACTGCTGATCTCCTCAGTGATAAGTTGGAGCCCCTTGTTAATAAAGGCTGATCCATAAACCGTGGAGCTAGCATAACAGCGTTCTTCCGCGTTTCTAGTTCTCTCTCTGAGGCGTTTGATTGCCTCGCTCCTTGCATCAAGTTCTCGCTGTAATTGTCGGGCGAGTTGCTCAGTTGTTGCCATAAATGTTTAGGATTCAGTTACTGGTTGTTGTTTAATTAAACCCCTAGCATTACGAATGATCATAATCCTAGATAAAACTTTAACTAAATCCTGAGTAGTCTCAGCCTCCTCCTCAGCCCCATCAAGACCAAGTTGAGCTAATAACAATGTTTCAGGATGTACATCAGGAAGCTTAGTGACTTCCCCTGTTTCTACATCCTGCTCATGAGTAGCCAAAACATCCCCGTGAGCCTCAAGCCGAGACCCAAGATCAATTAACCTATCCAAACTACAATGCAACAACTTATACAGTTGTGCCTCATAATCATCCGGCGTGTACGATTTCCAACCCATTGATTTTAGGATAACGTGATGCCTTGTTAAAGGCTTGATAAGCAAGAACAGTAGCTAACCCCTTTTTGTTGAGATAGCTGTATTGTTTGATGTTGTTCCGTTTGGCCAACCTACGCAGTTGCCTCCAAGTCAATACATCAGACAGGTGCCCCGCTAATTCTTCTGGGTTTGGCAGGTGTTGGCGGCTGGTGAGTCGCAAAGCGGATTCGAAGTCCATTCAGGTTCTAAATGAAGAGAAAGATTGTTGACTGATTGAGTAGGATTTAACTCCATAATAGTCATAATAGCATGTGCTTTAGTGTGACCCAACACACAGCCAGATGTACCATCAGGAAACCAATAAGAATAAGGTTTAATCATCGTTTCCTTCTTGCCGGTAACCTAAAGCAATACTCTAGGTGTGCTTCCTGAATCTTATTACGAATATGAATAACCCTTTTCTCATCCGTCATAGCAGCAACCCTAAAGATCTGTACAACTAACATTCGTTGCATCTCATCTAAAGCATCACTACCATGTTGTCGGATTGTGTCAATAACTCTTTTTAATTCTGGTGGATAAGAACCCCAATCAGGCTCTCTCGTGGATGATGTCATTAGCTGTAATAAACAAAGGGAAAGTAATAAGGTTGATCCAATTTAGATGGCTTTTTAGGTTTTGGTGGTTTAGGGTTTTCAAGGGACTTTAATAACTTTAAGGCTAGTTCTGTCTCGCCACGTTTGATAGCAGCTCTAACTTGTTGCTTTAAGGAACTTGCCATTACCTAATTCCCATTATGTTGCGGTAAACCTTGATCAGACACACCAATAGAATCAGGGGCACGATAATGATTGCCCTCTGTGCCAACACTGGAGACGATAGCATAAGTGATCGTGAGAGGGATTAGGAACAAGAATAGATTGGTGATTGATTTAATCATTGTCGGATTCCTCTTCATCTTCATTAAGATCATCAGCATACGCTCTATCTTCAGCATCATCCGCCCATTCATCAAGTTCATAAGTGTTGAGAAAGTAGCTCATTTGATTAGCCTCCGATAGGTTACCCATGTGACAGCCTGAACCTGAGTGGGAGATAATTCTACTCCGCAAAGATCTACACTACGCTTTGCCACTAATTGGTAGGCGCGTTGAATGGTCTCAAACAATTTAGGCGTGATTGATGGTGTTTTCGTGGTAGGAATACGCTCACCGATAAAGATAGCATAAGCATGACCATCGACACAAACAGCATTCTTATCACCCATAATAGATCTGTAAAAGGCAACAACTTTCTGACCATTTAGGATAGTTGGAATAGCCTCAGCGTCTGCTGATTCCATGTCCAAATTAAGAATGTCGATAGCCTTCTTTTTATTAGGGTTGAATGTGCATACCTTGATCGCGTTGTAATCACCACCAACTGACCATGTTTTAATCATAGCCTCAGCATCAATACAATTCCTTTCCCACTTGTTGTTAGGAGAAAGTGCAGCAATGACACCTACGGCTTGGCCCATTGTGAGACCTTCATAGGCTTGAATAAGCCGCAATGCTAAATCAGAGGCACGTTGATACCATTGTAACCCTGAGATAATGTCTGCCTGGCTTGCTAGTTGGAGCATTCCAGAAATGTGGCGAGTGTTGGCGCGTGTCATTGTGATTCAGAAAAGAGAAAGTTGAAAAGCAGATTCTAAGGCTAGGTGATCACAGCAACTATCATCATCCCAAAGATCGACACAATCCTTAATAGGTGCAACCTTTGAGAATAGAAAGTCTAGGAACTCATCATTATTCTTGAATTGATCCATGATTAATGCAGCATCTGGTGGGTGATCGTGGAATCGTTAATCTCATTAATGCAAGTAAAGCCTAAATCCTCCATAATAGTTAGTGTGTTTGGCAGCAGAGTTTTAAATCCGCTCAGCTCACAGAGTAGCTTAGCAGTGGCGTCAACCGGATAACAGCGAACGTTGCCGTAGCTACTGGTGATGCGAAAGGTGGCGGTTTTCATAATGATGATGTAGTTGTTTGTGATTAACGTAGTTACGGCCAGTGAACAGAACTACGATGATAATCATTGTAATCTAAAACATCAACATAAGCGTTAGGATACTTGTTGGAATAGTATTCGACAAGTTTATCGGCATAGTCTTCATCATGGGTAGAACGTAGACCTACCCATTTAAAGTCATCCGTCATGCGACAAACATAAAACATTAGATTAACTCCGTGTGTGTGTGTGTGTTGGGTAACCTTAATGGTTACAGAAAGGGGACGCGATTAACTGTCCCCTATTTGTAACGATCAGGATGCAATAGCTTCCATCTCATTGACCATGTTTTGTGCTTGACACCATAACTCAACAACTGCCCACACCATGTCATTCTTTAGAGAACGAATGGTAGAGTATTCAGTAGCAAAGTTCTTCATTGACATTTCACAGTCGTTCAGATAATCATAGATCTCTTCTTCATGATTGTCAAAGAAATCAACGCAATCTTGCGTCCAAATGAAACCATTAACTCCGCCAGCACAGCCATGGTTGGCAGTGTCGCGGATCTCGTCAGCATCGGTGAAACGAGCGGTGAGTGCGTCGTTAAGGTTGGCCATTGTGAATGTGTGCCCGACTCAGTGTCAGGCAATGGGACAGTCAGCGAATCGACGCTGATAAAATAGCTGGCTATTCTGTCCAATAAAGAATAGAAATTTGACGCGCCCTTTCAGTTGCTCTAACCCACACCAGTCCCTGAAGGTTCACCGGGAAGATAGGTGCGGCAGCATTGACCTACTAAGCCTGTTGCGCCTGTTATTCGGTTTTCTAGGTGCTGAGCTGATCCTAAGGCCTGACAGGCTTAAGATCGGTGGAGCTGTAACAAACCGCAACCCTGAGAGCTGCTGGCGGTTAAGTCTGCCCGGTGGCGTTCCGGTCTTCCCCGTTGCAAGCAACCTAGAGCCTACCAAGGCCAATGGTCAAGAATCGAGCAGATTTCTTAACATTCTCAATAAGGAAGCGTTATTGCGAAGGGCACAGATTTTATGTAAATAGTACACGCGTATCATACGCATACGCGTTACCTATGTAGCACTGGTGCATTTGTACTGCTGCTGTGTCCAATTTGCTTGCGTATCTGTGTCTTCAGCAGTTGATCAGCCTAGTGATAGCAAGGCATTTGGCCCTGTCCACAGCGGTTTGGACACGGAATTGGACACGGACCATCGCGCGCGCCCGCGTTTTCTCCGGGCGAGGGGGGGCATGGGGGGAGTCTGGCGCCGCCGTACATGCGTATAGACTTCACAAATTTATGTTGAAATTTATGGTGGCCCCTAGAAGCCTCAGGAGGGGCCCTCCGAGAGGCCGGAGGTGCTACGTCACCTACGGAGGGTCGGAGGGGTCTTCCTGGACCGCCCAGGGCGCAGTGAGACGCATCTCGTCAAAGAAGTCACTACCCGATTCGGAATAAACAGGAGGCGACACAACAGGAGTAGGTGGGTCAATCTTTTCATATTCCTCAAGGGCAGCGTCAACGGTGTTAATAACTCGCCTGTTAATTGTTTTTCCTTCAACCCACACAAGGAATCCAAGAAGAAGAAAGGCCGCCCAATCAGGCAGACCCTTCCTCATTACAAGATAGAACTTACGAAACTCAACTAAGTGGAGCTTGTCACTTACCCGATAACTTCCCATAGGTTAGGCATCTCCTTATTGAGAATTTGATAGATCTGTTCAGCAATAATGCGATGCTCAAGTTGAGTTTCCGGACCACGCCTCACACTCAGGTAATGAATCCAGCTCCTGATTGTTCCCGACATGTATAGCCGGGTAGGACTGTTCATCGGAAGAATCTTCCTTGCTGACTCCTTAGCAATACCCGAGGATAGCATTTCTTGGTAGAGATGTTCAAGATCCTCAAACACACTGGAGATGCGTCGATAGAAGGCTTGAGTCTCCTCTCGGGTTAAGTCATCGTGGGAAGCCTGACGGTTCTTTAGGTCTTGACGGCGAAGATGCGGAATCTCCAGACCACCTAGTCCATCTACCGTAGACGCGTACCGCTGAGAGAACTCCTGAAACGAGAAGCTCCTGTGACGGAGAATTTGTGCTGAGATGTCTCTTGTTGTGTTAATCTCTACGCAGGCACTCGCCATCTCAAACGGACTCCAATGGTTGTGATTAACAAGATACCTGAGTAGCTTCCCTGTTGTATCCAACGTCTGTTGGCCTTTGGGATTACTGACTCTTGCACAATACTCAATGGTGTGTTCTGCTGCTGGTGTGATCCAGATGAGACGTACCTTAGAAGCGTTAGGAGATTCGAAGGGTTGTTTAATGTCGGGTGCCATTGCTAAAGGAAACAGTAGTGTTAGTAGTATTAGTAATAATAGTTATTATTGATATTTTTCTTTCTATAACAGCTGTATCGTAATAGGTCGCTATGTATCACATCGCTACCTATCGCTATACATTCTTCCCCTAAGAACAATAAAGAAGAATATTATTATTAATATTATTAATTAAGATAATTAACAATATATCCAACAGTAGGCTTCGCATCTACTGTCTAATATATACCCCCTTTCCCCCTTTTGTTTGTCGTCCCCTTTAGGGTCTTGGGCTAGTGGGACGCTCACTTCGTTCGCTTAGTAAACACTGGGGAATTGGGTCGCCCCTATCCCCAATGATCCGTCCATACCCCATACCCGTCCCTCTGGGTTTACAAAGCGGACGCAGTACGCGCCCTAGTTGACGGGAATGGTTAATTGTGGAGCTAGGTCTAAGAGAGGGAGAAGACCGGAAGGAGAGACCCCCCTCTATGGTCTCCCCCCTCAGCTTGTCGCTGTTTCCACGCCCAAGGAGCACCACTTCCCTGGGTAATAAAGAGCACCTTCTCTAGGGGCCAGTGGTAGCAAGGGGTTTCAAGGAATTTAGATCCAAGTAAAAATGGGTCCTTCTTCGTGGGTTATGGGCTCGTCAAAGGTGCTTCCCGCGACCAGCAGATCTGTGGCCAAGGTAGGTGCGTTAAGGAACCCATCTACCATGTTTGCCCATTGTTGTCGGGAATGGTCGATGGCCTGCTGTTGGGCGGAAATAGCAAGGACATCCTGAAAGTACTTCACGCCCAAGGCGAGAGCATCGACTCTATCATCATGTTTTACCGCCCCTTTCTCACGGCACATTCTCGTCAATTGATACATCAGCATCCTGGGGAGGCGTTCCTCAGGGGCTTGGTCCGGGTTACTCCGGTAGTCCCAGTCAATGAGGCGTTGGTCAATAATCAATCTATGTTGGTTGAGGACGGGCTCCAGGGTATCAATAATCCTGTCCTCCTTCCTTGTTGTGGCGCGAACCTCCTCAAAGTTCATACCGACCTTCATTTCCTGAGCGTGTTTCTTCATCAGCTCCATGATGGCCCCATCACCGAAGTTAGATTCGATGAGGCAGGAGGACGCACCATATCGTTTAGCCCTCCTGAGAATCTCACAGAGGGTTTTGTCGGAATATCCGTCTTGACTAGCAAAGATGTCCCTAATAAAGAGGAAGCCATTGATCTGTGAGAGGATCACGGCAACAGTTTCGTCCTTTCCGCGACCAGAGGGGTCCACAGCAACAATAGTCTCTCCCCAGGAAACGAACTCTCCTTCCTTTTTGGGTCGATGCCAACGGTCCCCGGGAAGGGCCACGGCGGGCAGGTCAAGGAGGGTCTCCTTATCAGCACCCCAAATCACGTCCGAAGGCCCCTTAGCGGGGTCTAGGGGCATCACAGAGAAGTCGCTGAGCTTGAGGGGGAACTTGAGGGCGTCCGAGAGGGACGTGTCCAGCATAAATTGAAGCATGAAGTTTGAACGACTCATGCTTTGTTCACGTTCAAGAAGGTTAATCTCCGAGAAGCGGGTATCTGTTGGGGTCCAGCTCAGGGTGTCATGTCCCTGCGTGTCGATGTCCCCCTGTAACTGTGGAGCAAGAATGTCTTCATATCCAACAAGGTTTTTTGGATATCTAGCGGGCCAGACAAAGGGGCGGTAGTTCCGTTCCCTTAGGGTTCGATAGATGGTGAAGGTAGTCTGCGGTGTTCCCAAAAACACGATACGGCTGTCCCCCTTGGGGGTCAACACTGATTCCCCTTCCGTCACGAGTTGGAGAAGTTTCTCTCGCATCATGTCGGTTGCTGAGTTAGAGGGAACCTCCACGTCATCAAAGACAATCAGATCAGCACGAGAGCCAGTAAGCTGGCCAGTAATACCCACACTCTTGACTGAGGGGCTCTGGGCAGGGCGACATCCGGCAATGTCGAAGGACACACGGCTCCACCGTTGGTCATCATCCACAGGACGCATGTGGACCATCCAGTCAAACTCAAGGATACACTTCTGACAAAAGATGGTAAAGTCATCAGCTCGTTGTTTACTTGCGGATACCACGAGGATCTTCTTGTCTCTGTCGTTCCAGAGTGTCCACAACACAAAAGCAGCAGCAATCCAAGACTTACCAAGACCACGAAACGCTTGGATTTGTAGACGCTTGGGTCCGTTTTGAAGGTACTCCGCGATGGCAAGTTGGGCCCTTGTTGGCCGAGGCAGGTCTAGCGACTTCCATACAAGGGAAAGAAAAACAGGGAATGAACTTGAGATACGCTCCTCTATGGACCTAGAAGGGGCCTCTGGGGTCTGTTTGGGCATAGGATACCTATTGTGGGGTGGAGGGGCCAAGGAGACGATCCTAGACCCCTATGACAGCTATTTACGCTTCTTACTCTTCCCAGCTTTGGAAAGGGCAATAGCAATTGCTTGTTTTTGAGGGCGACCTTCCTTCATCATTTTGCTGATGTTGGAAGACACGGCCTTATTTGAAGATCCGCGAGATAGGGGCATGACTATTTTTTCTTTTTAGGTTTAATTCCCAAAGTTTTATCAATAGCTCGACCTACTGGCTTTAAAGCTTTGCCAAGTTTTGTACCCATTGCTGTTCCAACTTTGCGGACAACAGGACTAGCGGCATTTAATACAGTGCCACTTGCGCCGATCCCTTTTAGGGATTTACCGCCCATCATGTTTCCACGATTAAAAACGGCATTGTTAGCATTTGCACCTACTGGAAGTCTATTGCGGACAGCAGAAAGCCTATTTTGCAAATCCCTAATTCTGCCTTTTTGTTCTGATTTAATAACACTTTTGATGTTATTAGCAGCAGGTTTAGGTGTTCGACCTTTGCTAATTTTATTTGCTGGTTTGCGGGCCATGATCTTACTTCATTTTGGTGGTGTATTTCTTACCACGCCAAGTGAAGGTGCTAACATTGGCACGACGAGCATCCCTAAAGGCATCATCGAAGGAAGCCGCAGTATTGGGGGTAGCTGCGGAAGAACCAGCAGCCTTTTTACGGGCAGCAAGCTTTTCGCGGGCTTTCTTTTCTTGAGCAGCATAGCCTTGCTGTTGGAGACGCTTAGGCATAGCGGGACCTACGGCTCCACCACCCTTAAGAGTTCCTTTAGCGGTAGGACGCGGGGCCACGGTTTCAGCAACAGCTTTGGGACCAAGAGCCTTAGCACCACCAACCAATGCGGCAGCTTTGCCTACCATGGATTGATTCATTTTAGCGCGGAATGCCGCCACACCACGATTGACCTGCCGATCTTTTGCTGCTTTATCCTTACTGAACTGCTGGGCGGCTTTGAGGACATTACCCGTCCCAGGAGCAGAAGTCCGGGGCTTAGGTTCAGCAGCCTTTGCGGACTTGGCAGAACCGAGTTGGTTCATCTTTTGCCAAGACTTAGCTTCTTTTGCTTGAGCAGAAGCAGGGCGACCACGCCCACCAGGGCCGCGAACGTTACCAATCGAGGGGCGAGCTGGACCCGCAGGTTTAGCAGGAGTAGGCTTAGGAGTCGGTTTAGGAGTAGCAGCGGGTTTCGTCACACCGCTTTTTTGAACGCCACCTTTGGCGATCTTTTGCATTTGGAGTTTACGACGCTGATTTTCCAGCATCGACGGACCTTTCTTTTTAGGAGCCATTTCAATCAACCCTGGGTAATGGTTGCCACGGGCAGGGCAAAGGCCGTACCAGCACCAATCAGATCGCAGGACAGAGTATCTCCAACTTGATACCATTGACCGCCCCTAACCAGCGTAGAAGCAGCTACATGACCAGAACCGTTGACAGTCAGGTTAGCAGTAGCGCCATAACCAGAGCCACCACTCAGGGCAACGTTGGTATAAGTACCAGGAGTATAACCAGTACCGTTGACACGTGTACCAAAGGTAGCAATGCAGCCAGTTTCCTTACGGGTAGCAGTCCCCGTCACCTTTGCGGTAGGCAGAGTAGAAGGCTTAACACGGGTAGCACGAACGGTACGGATAGCAGTCTCAGCAGCATCCACCGTGGCATTAAGAGCAACCGTGGTGGCAGCAGCACCAAAGGAAGCAGGAATAGTGGTGGTGGTAGTCACGCCCCCAGACACATTGGTAGTGGTGTGAACTTTGTTGTTCTGTTGAGTCTCATCGGTCTTGCCGGGGGCATTAGAGATGCCACCATAGGTGAGACTGTCAGCAGTAATTTTAGTAGCCATTTGATTAATAAATAAGTTAACTAGCTAGTTGTCCAAGAAAGGACCTTAGAGAAATTAGAGTGGTCAAAACAGTCTTGACCAATCCACCAAGATAACCAGTGGTTCGAACCTTTGGACTGGTTACACTTGAGACAGGCAGGTACGACATTAGACGAGGTGTCATGTCCTCCTTTAGCTTTTGGATGAATATGATCCAGAGTAAGATTATCCGTAGATCCACAATAAGCACACTGGTTATTCCAATGTTCTTTGATAGACCTGCGCCACATTCTTTTAGCTTCAGAGGAAGTCATGGCCTTAAGGTTGTAAAGGTAATCGGAAGGGGCTTTCAGAACCATTAAAGGATCCTGTGTGGTTTACTTCTTCTTTTTGGGGAAGCCTGCTTTCATGTTTGCATAAGCCGCTTTAGAGATTGTACTCTTACTCTTAGGACGGCTTTTGCCCGCTGCCTTGCGAGCATTCATATTGGCGTAAAGACCAGGAGGCTTGGCGTTTCCTTTATTCATTTTTTGGTACTCTTGCCGTTGTGACCGTTTCTAGCGCGATTTTTTGAGGGCGATTCCTTTACCAAACGGCCACTCTTAGTATGGGAAAGATCAGAGCCACCCTTGCCCATTACGCCACGTTTCCGTCGCGCATCAGCAAGTTCAGCCCGATACTTTCGATCCTTTGGGGATTTGTTTTCTTTTGTATCGTAAGCAAGTTTCTTTGCGTAGGCTTCGGGGTTACTCCGATAATACGCAGCACTTCGCTTAGGGGTTGTTGCTTTTCTGGGTGCCATAGTTTTGATCCTTAAAGAATACTTCGTTTTCAAGGCGCTCAATCCTTGTGTTAGAAGCACTTACTCTTTCGACCAGCACCTCAACTGATTTAGCAATGTTATGTAGGGTAATTAAATGCCAACTAAAGAGGCCCAGGAAGGCGGTAGCCGCTAGATTCCTGAGCATTGTGGACATTTCCCCATCTTCATTATCGGATGGCCCTTTCGACATCCTCCATCTCCAATTCAAGACTATTAAAGAGGGTGGCAAGTGGAGAACCAAGTACGGGAACACCCGTAATATTATTCTTAGAAAGCCAATCGGCAGCAGCTTTAATATCTTGTGTAGTGGCTGTGCCTGATTTAATACGCATGATCAGTTCATTTGTAACGAGCCCATGGAGTTCGTTGAACTGATCTTCATTTGCTCGTTGCATAATTAAAAGATCATTAAGCAGATGGTTGTGACAAGCTGGCTTGATACGCCGCGATCACCTCAGGAGTCCAGAGTGCAGCGGCGATGGCCTGCATTTCGGGGCACTCGTCAGTCAAGTTGTCGCCGGGCACTCGGACGTGGCGGTGGTAGGTCTTGCCGACCTCCACGCCATCCTTCTCCACAATGTCCGCACGACGGCATTGCAGGATTGAGTAAGGGGGAAGCACTTCAATTTTATGTTCGTGGCGTTCGGTAAAAGCCATTAGAAACGTCCTCCAGACGTAGCGGGTTTAGGCCGTAGTTTTGAGCCGTTGCGGGCTGTAGTGTCAGTAAATTAACGATACCAACCGTAGAAGGTGAGACTGGCAGCAGTGTCCATAGCAAGAGCAGCATTCGATCCTGAAGTGGTTGGATTAACGTGCACATTAGCGTAACTTTGGTTGTCTATCCCCAAAACAAAAGGAACGCCCGTAAAAGTAAGATTGCTGAAAGTCGTATACAAAATCGTGTTGCTGCCAAATGTAAAGGGAAAGCCGCTGATGCGAAGATTGCCTGTCCCAGTGTGAGCAGTCCAAGTCACATCCCCTCGAATAAGGATAGCTGCACCGATCCTGTAGTAGTGACCGCCTCGACCAGAATAGGTTCCTGTTCCTGCCGTTGTAGTTCCTTCTACTACTGGCGTCCAAGTGCCTTCTTCGTAGTCATCCAGTGTATTTGGATCCGTTGCTGCAACTGCTGTTGCTGGGAAGGTAATCCCAGAACTAAGCTGCAAGATCCCGCCATTTGCGTTGGTGCTGGCAACACCAATGCGAACCGTGGAGTCCAGCGTGGAGACACCAGTAACATCCAGCGTTCCAGGGATGTCTACGTTGCTGGTCCACTCAACACCAGTGCCAGCGGCATCGGTCTGGAGCAGTTGACGAGCGGCACCATCCGCCAGCTTGCTGACCGCGATCTCGGCGCTGCCACTGATGTCGCCGTCAACGATGGTGCCGTCAGCAATTTTGTCGCTGGTGACAACGCCGCTGTCGATTGTCCAAGTGGCGCCACTGCCTGAAACCGTGATGTCGCCTTTGTCGCCATCGGTGACACCACCACCGCCACCACCCGTGGAAGCAATCGTAATTGTGTCGGTAGAGGCATCTGTTGTGATCGTGACGTTGGAGCCCGCCACTAGTGTCAATGTATCACTAGTTGCATCTGCTACAACATTGGATTGACCAGATACAGCAATAGTAGAAAATAGGTTTTGATCACCAGTGTTTGTACCACTACTTGTACCAGAAAATGTCCCACTTTGCGTAGCTAACGTTCCCAAACCTAAGTTTGTACGAGCTGTCGAAACACTGGTTAAATCACTTAAATTGTTAGATTTTACCAGCAAGCCAGAAAGATCTTGGTCCCCAGTATTTGTTCCAGAACTGGTGCCACTAAACGTACCTGATTGGGTAGCAAGTGTACCTAGGCCTAAGTTTGTGCGGGCCGTAGAAGCATTTGTTAGGTCACTAAGATTATTTGCCTTTACCAAAAGAGGAGAAAGATCTTGGTCACCTGTATTAGTGCCAGATGACGTGCCAGAAAATGTTCCACTTTGGGTTGCCAAAGTACCCAATCCTAACGTGGTACGCTGTGCAGCAGCATTCGCATCATCAAGCAGTGCTCTACCTGCTGCTGTGCAAATGATTTCTTCTACAACACCAGCACCTGCCGTGCTTCGACCTAGCAGTTTGTCAGTAGCCGAGACATTTTGGATCTTGGCATAAGTGACGGAGCTGTTGGTTAACGTGGTGGCAAAGCTGCCCGTACCAGAACCTGTGACATCCCCTGTTAAAGTTATTGTTTGATCACCAGTATTTGTACCACTGCTGGTACCAGAAAAAGTACCATTTTGAGTTGCAAGGGTACCAAGACCTAGAGTTGTCCTCTGAGCCGCAGCATCTGCATCGTCTAAAAGTGCTCGCCCTGCTGATGTACAAGTAATCTCCTCAATATCACCCGCGCCTGCTGTGCTGCGTCCTAAAAGTCGATTAGTTGTGCTGACATTTTGGATCTTGGCGTAAGTAATGGCATCATTATCAACTGTCCAAGTGGCACCGGATCCAGAGACTGTAATATCCCCTTTGTCACCATCGGTTACGCCACCTCCACCGCCACCACCTGTTGCAGACAGCGAACCAGCAGAAAGAGTTAAACCACTACCAATACTAATTTCTTCGGCTACACCTGTACCAGCACTTGAGCGTCCCAACAATTTGTTGGTTGCCATACTGGTACTGATGACTTGTGTATTGGTATCATAAGTAATAGGCGCTGTGGCAGCAGCTACACCAGAACCTAAAGACGGAAGTGTTGCCCATTCCGTATCGTAATTAAGATCGCTCGCTTTACGAAGGTATTGATTCTCAGTACCCCCAGGTGCCACACCAGGACTATCATTACCTTCAGGAGCCGGAATATATTGAGGCATTAGACAAACTCAGTAACTTGAGCAGCACCAGTAGCATTACTCCAAATACCATAAATGGCACTGGTAACAATCAACTGTTGATCAAACACCAGGAACGATCCAGGTTGCATTTCAATGAAGCAGTTAGCAACAGTTGCTGGATTGCTGAACGAAAGGTACAGTTTACTGGTGCTGATGTTGCTAACAGAAAATCCTTTGCGGTTGGCATTGGACGCCAAGATGGTCGTGCTAGAAGCAGTACCATTCACCGACGTGGTGGTAGGGGTACGGACTGCCACAGAACTCACCACAGGCACCGCAGAGGCCCGAAGTTGGGTGTCAGTCAACCCACCAGATACCGGCACGGGGGTGGCACGGAGTTGGGTATCCGTCAAAGGCCCCGACACAGGAACCGCAGTAGCGCGGAGTTGGGTGTCAGTAAGGGGTCCCGACACGGGAAGAGCCGTAGCTCGGAGTTGAACATCGGTAAGGGGACCATCTACGGTAATAGATCCACCACCGTCATCAATTGAAAGGGTACCACCAGCATCAGAAACGGGAACTGGAGAACCACTTGTATTATTAACAGTGACTGAAGTAGGAACAGTGATGTTATCAATTGTAACTGAACCACTGTCGAGGGTTACCGGAATAGGATTCTCCATCCGGGCAACACGGCTAGGACCATTGCCGTTAGCATCAATAAAAAATTCGTAAGGCATGATAATTAAGTACGTTTCTTAATAAGATTAATCAGGTTTTGGCTGTGTTTGACGGAAGGTTATGTACCATCCAGAGCCATTACCCTCCACCATCCATCGTTTGGACCAGTTTTTCCAGGTATAGGGGACATATTTACCACCAACACCGGGTTTTAGGTATCCACCATTGCCATTATCCATCTCTCCAAAGGGGTCATGGCAGATAACATGTGTATCGGTAAGGCCCACTACGAGCATCCAGTGTCCACCACCCATTGGAGCGTGAGCAGGGCCCTTATGAAGGATTCCACAGCCAACTGGATAGCCTTTTTCTAGTTCCTTTTCAAGGGTAGTACGGGTGCCATTCTTTAAAAAGGTGGCTTTAACCCCATAATGGGAACAAGCACGGATCTGTGCTAGGGCCTGAGTGGTATCTCCATACCGCAGCACAGTACGGAGATAGTCATCATCAGCGTTAGACCCCAAAAGTGAAGTAGGCTTTAGGTATTTTACGGCCATGGCGCACGTACTAGAAAAGCACATACGGTCCCCATGCTGGGTAGCACTATCCGTTTGAAGATAGTATTGAGGAACTGCTAACGTAATGTTAGTCACGGTGTCACTTGAGGATGGAATCCTTAATCTTCTGGAGTTTATCGTCTTCCGAACGGAAAGGTTTAAGGGAATTAACAGCATTCAAAAGAAGTTGAACAATGCTGTTCTCCTTGAGTTTGCTGGATCCAACAACTTCAGAGCCAATAAACAGTACAAAGAAGGCAAGAGTTTCGTAGGAAACTTTAAGACCAAGAATGGTAAGCATAGGTTTAGCGGCCTTGACCGCGAGAAAGTTTGCGAGTTCCTTTAGGGAGGCTGTGTTGGCCTTGACCTTGACGGGTCTTTTTAGGGGGTCCTGGAACGTGGACCACCTTCGTCATTGATTTAGGTTTTCCCATTACATATGAAGAGCTTCTTTAATTTGCTGAGGAGTGGTAGCGGCATCAATATCTGTTTGCACCACATCAAACTTGTCACGAATTGCTTGACGAGCAGCTTCAGCAGCAGATACGTCTTTGCCAGGAATTTGTTTGGCAATTACCTCATCATGTGGTGCAAACTCAGCAGCGCGTTGCTGGCGGCGGATGTCGTGACCAATGGTTTTGGCTTTTACCATATCCACTTCGATAGTGGTGCCGTCGGCTTTCCACGCACTGCGGAAGAAGCGGTCAGTAGGAATGTCATCAGCACTGACAATTTCGTAGGGTACGCCAGTTGGCACATCCTTAAGCGCAGCCTCAACTGATTCTGTCGGAATAATGACAGCGACTCCCCCGTCAGGGGTTGGATAAATGATTCTGTTCATGATGGGTTATTTGAAAACAGCAACATTGACATAATCGCCGTCCGTTAAATTAAAACTACCTTGACCGGTAATAATTCTGCACGACCCCGCAGCTGGGGCAGTTGAAGAGTTAGATCCACTTAAGGCTTCGTTTAAACTTCCACGTTTTGCAGTAATATTAATGGCGTAGTTTGCATCGGCCAACGCAGACGTAAAGTTCACCGTGTAGTCACCTGTCCCGTTATCTGTGATACTGCTGACGTTGTAGCTGGCGCGGATCGCCACAGTGCCAGTGCCATTGAAGTTGACCCAGGCTTTGCAGACTTGCGGTTGCGTACTAACAAAAGTAATATTTCCAGTCATCGTACCCCCGCTAAGGGGCAGAGTAGTGGCTGCCAACGCTGAAGCAAATGCCGTAGTGGCTATCTGTGTTGTATTAGTTCCAGCAGTAGCTGTAGGTGCCGTTGGAGTACCCGTTAATGCTGGTGATGCTAGGGGTGCATAACTTGTAGCAACAAAAGCAGTAGAAGCAATCTGTGTTGTGTTTGTTCCTGCTGTTGCTGTTGGCACCGCAGGTGTTCCGGTAAATGTCGGACTGGCTAGTGGGGCAAAACCAGAAATACTCGCCCCAGCCGGAATAGTTACAGTACCTGTAAAGGTGGGACTAGCAAGAGGAGCACGAGTAGTATCAGTAGGATGGACGTGATCTTGCCTAGCGTAGCGAAGTGAAGTTCCAGGTGCGGCTGTTCCATTAATTAGTGGATTAGATGCGCCTGCTTGACCAACAACATAAGCCGTGGTGGCAATGTTGGTGCTGTTGTTATCAACCGCTGCTGTAGTGCTTGTGCCTCCAGCCGACAATGCCACAGCACCAGTTAACGTACCACCAGTTCTCTTAAGGTACCTAGAATCTGAATCATTAACATCATAACTAATCCAGTTCCATGTACTGCCCGTTGTCGTGTATTGAATTTTAACATTAAGGCCAGAATCGCCAACAAACCCAGCAGGTATATTAGCAAGTGGCGTAAAACTTTGAATACCTGTTGAGTTGTTTACTTGAACACCTTGTCCATTTGTAGGACTAGATGGAATGTTGGCAACAGCAGCAACAGGAGAGAATACTACAACAGCAGATACAGCACTAATAGCTGCACTAGCATTAGCATTTGCAGTGTTCGCTGTATTAACAGCATTTGTTGCATTTGTATTGGCAGTATTGGCAGTAGAAATTGCAGTAGATGCATTAGTAGAAGCAGTATTAGCTGTACTAAGTGCAGTGTTAGCAGTACTAACAGCCGCCGTTGCATTAGAGGAGGCAGTATTTGCCGTTACAACTGCTGCATTAGCATTTGTTAACGCAGTGTTGGCAGTGCCTGCAATACCATTTGCTGTAGTATTTGCAGCATTAGCAGTTGTAACTGCTGCAGCACTTGTAGTTAAGGCACTTGCAGTTTGATTAGCTGTTTCTTGAGCAATATAAAGAGCCTGATCAAAGTTATCGTTTAGATCAGCTGCCTTGATTGAAGACCCAGGAAAGAACGTAGCTTGAAGAGCCGTATCATCCGTAGAACGATTCAGAAGAACCGTAGCTCCATTAGCAGGAGCCGTTACGAATTCAATCGTTGTAGCGTTGGCAAACGTGTATTGAGTTGTAATCGTCTGAAGCGTACCATTGAGGTAAACATCAATGTCAGACGTTTCGATGTATGGGAAAGTAATGGAGAACAGCTTGTTAGTGCCGTTCCCCGTGTATGTATTTGAGGTTGTTGCCATCTATTTAGGGGGCTTATTTGCCAAAGTTAATTAATTGATTATAGACTTCGGTAGCGCCAGCTTCATCCGCAGAACTAAAGTCCTCAGCAGTCATGGGTTTGCTAAGGTCATATTGACCTGCTTTGATGTTAGTTTGAGCCTTTCGTAGCTGAACGACTTTCTGACCAGTTTCAATCTTTTCGGCTTCCATTTTATCAAAGGCTCGATTTCGACTGCTTTCCCAGATGTCTTGAATAGCAGTATAGAATCGTGGCCATTGGTTACGATCTGTGCCAATGTCACCGATGCTACGAGCCTTCCAGTTAGCAACATCTTGCTTAAACCAAGAAAGCTTACGAAGATCATCCAATTCCTTACGAAGACCGTTGCGAGACATTTCGGTGCGGATGTAGCTCTTCTCTTCACCACTGAGTCGATAACCCATAGGACTTACCTCAAGGGTATCGCCCCAGTTAAACTCAGCTTCCATCAACATCTTGGCAACTGGATCCTTATTATCGGGACCAGTCTCAAACGGCACCAGTGCGTTCCAGGGACCGCCATTAGGGCCCTTGAGGGGTTGCCCCGTAAGAACATTGATCTTTTCGGGAAGGAAGCGGCTGTAGCCCGGAATAGCGGCAGCAGCAGCCTTTTGATATTCGTTCTCAAATTCCCTCATGTAGGGGTCCAAGGAGTTGGCAAAGGCTCTCCGGGCTCCAGCAAGGGGCACCATGTTGTTACCAGTCTGAAGGAGGCCCTTAAGAACCGTGTCACCCTTCATTAATTGAGTAGGATCAGCAAAGGCCGCAAGGGCTTCAAGGCCGGCAAAGTAACTCTTTTCGGTAAACGATGCTGCAATAGACAGACCTAGTTGTCCGACAAGACTTTCTACCCAATCTTCATTAAGACCGCTCTTTGCCAGCATTACAAGGTCTGCCGAAGCAGCAAGAATATTAGAAAGAGGTTCAAGAGTATTGTAGGAGACCCACCGATCACCGATCTTGACAGAGCGAGGACGAATACCAAGGGTTTGCCAGCGAGCACGTTCACGAGGATCAGCCGGAATATTTCCAGTGATCATCTCAGCAGCAGCAAGACTACCTCCAATAGCAATAGTCATTGCTCCAATCATCTCACGACCTTCGTATTCAGCAACACGAAGAACGTCTCCAGATTGTTTAACAGTTAAATACTCACTAGCATACTTACCAACAAGAGGTGTATGCTGTGCTTGATACTTAAGAATATTAGCAGGTGTCCGAAGGAACGGAATGACAAGCTTACCAAGTGGACCAACAAAGGGCATATTCTCAAGGAACATACTCAGACTATTGATACCAATGCCGGGGTCTTCCTGAAACGTACCAATCTCCGCATACTTCTGGAGGCCCGCATCCTTAACACGTCCAGTCTGAGGATCAATAAATTTAGAGTATTCATCCATGTAAACCTTGACCTTACCAGCAACATCCATAGGATCTTTGCTTTCGGTCATTGCTTTATACATGGACTGCTCAGCAATCCGTTGCCTTACAAGGATGGTCTTAAGAAAATCATCCGTGCTCATCAAGATCTTGCTTGGAAAGTCGAATGCTTGAGCAACACGCATGTGTCCCTTAAGGAATCCTACAGCCATTTCCTCTCGTGGATTCTTGGCCATCTTTTCCATGGACTCGATCATGGCAGCCATTTCGGCTTGTTCCACAACCATCTTTGGAGTCCACGATTGAGGGATGCCTGTTTTCCAAGTCCTAGCCGCAACCGTAAAGGCTTCATTTGTTGAAGTACTGATGGCATGGAACCCAGCCATAGCGGATCTGACAAGCGCAGGATCGCCCCTTCTCATACCCATAATGGCAATGCTAGTAGGGGCCTCAACAAGACGATACGCCGCACTGAGGTTACGAATCATGGTCTTGGTTCCAGACAGGATGCTGTTATAAAACACACCCATCTGAGTCTTGCCAAAGATCTCAATAGCAGTACGACCAAAGGAAACAGTTTTTGAGGGGTCGCCTCCCGCAAGAACCATTGCCCTAGTCAATGCTCGCATTTGATCTTGAGCATCAGGATCTCCACGACGGAAGGCTTCCTTGATGTCACTTGCCCATTTACGGATTTGACGGATCGTTAGTGAATCTTCCCCTTCAAAGTTACGGAGAGCTTCAGCAGCCTCACCAGGAGCATCAGCGCCTAGCTTGATCTTAAAGACATTCAAACCACCACCCATGTATTGGGCACCAGCTTTATAGATCTCAAGAAGGCCAGTAAACCGATCCACAAGGCGATCAAAGTTATTAGCACCTCCAAGTTGAGCAAAGTCAATCTCTTCAGCACCATAAGCAATGTCATAGATCTGAGCAGAGAGATCCGAAGCAATTGCCTTGACAGCAATGTTACCCTCAGGAGTTGGGAAGGTTCCCTTTGCCTCAGTTAGGGTACCACCGGCCTCCGACAGCTTCTTGATCAAATCACCTTCCGACACAATATCATCATAGGTCCGAAGGGAGTCCATGAAATCAGTGTAGATGCGAGTTGCATCTGCCACCACTTGATCCACTGTGCGGCCAGATTTACGAGCAATTTGCTTAAAGTCAATCTGTTTCTGATACTTTTTGATGACTTCTTCTGCCCCCTCACTCACATTCATAATGCGGAGTTGAGCATCAGTAAAGACCTTATCGCCACCACCTTGAGAGATCTGTCTACCAGGAATAAATCCAGTCTCACTTTGAGGACGAGTATAACCACTCTCCAGTTCAATTTGTTTGGCTACAGCATCATTGATGTCGCCAGTACGGATTGCTGCTTGTGATTCCCAATACTCATACTTAACATTAGGATCAGCACCTTCAAAGATGGTGTTTTCCAGATCAGCCTGAGCAAGACGTACCTGCTCCAGCTCTTCATTAAGTTTGATGGATACTTCATCCTCAGGATCCAAACCAGCAAGACGGTCTTGGATATTCTGCTCACGGCTCTGAAGACTGAGCATCTCCTGTTCCTGAGCATCGGTCCACCGTACCCGTTCAACTTCAGACGCCTTAAGGTCGCTTTGCATAAGCTCCTCGGACTTGTCCGCAGCAGCCTTGATGCCAACGCCTAGGGCCTCGTCATCGGACCCACCAGCAGCCTTAACGGCCCTAGCAGCCTTATTACCAAAGATAAGAGCAGTGATACCATTACCAGCAGCATTGAGGGGACCGCCTTCAAACACCGAACGGAGTCGGTTAACCCAAGGGTTGTCATCCTCCTTCGCCGCAAGAGCAAAGGCTACATTGTCCTGATACTGTTCTGGAACAAGATCACGAATCGAACTACTGAGGTTACCCTCTTGGGGGTCAGTAAGGATGAAGTCAGCAACAGCACCTGGAATCAAACCATCAGTAAGAAGCTTACGGGTTTGAGCAGCGAGCTTAGCTCCGCCCTTTAGGTTAGCAGGAACCGGCTTGGATCCAATCTTCCCGACAGGGCCAAGGGCCTTACCAGCAACACGGGTTCCAACAATGAATCCAAGAATCTTGGAAGCAGCTTGACCTACTTGAGTTTTAGGGGTGACACCGAAGTCATAAGCAGCACGGAGATACTCATCCTTTTCCCTGTTACGGTTAACGGTGAGATCCATTACCGCTTGGGTACCCACATTAAGGACACCCTCTGCGACACTTGCAATACCCTTTTGAATGGTTCTACGGGTTTCTTGATAAACTTCCGCAGGTCCTTCAAGAATCGTACCTTTAAGTGGCTTGGGAATGTCACCAGTTTGAGTGGCTGCGCGGATGGCACCTTGAAAGCCTTCAACAGGATTGATTGTCCTGGCATCAAGCTTAGCCTTACGTTCCTGTTCAGCCTTTTGTTGAGCCAAAAGTTTCTTTCGTTTAGCTTCCTCTTCTTTTTGTTTCTTTTGAAGAGCAGCCTCTTCCTCGCGTTTTCTAGTTTGAGTAAAGTCTTCAATTGGCCCACCAGTGGACCGTCCAGGTACAATTTCTGCCATCTTTGTGTTGGTTAATTACCTCCGCAGAGGTGAGTTATTGATAGGTAAGGGTGATGGAGAAGTCTACCCCGCAGAATAGACTTCTATGTTCCATCTATTTAGGTGCCGCTAATTTGTTTACGAGCAGCTACAAGAGCCTGTTGAACACGTTTAGCTGCAAGGCTGGCCCGATTGCCCGCCTTATCGTTGTCATAGTAACCATAGCCTTCTGGACCTGCCACAGCCGCCCACTCAAGGGCCATTTCTCTGTGAGCCTTTAAAAGGTCATTATTTTTACCCAAGAGGTAATCCCGTAGGGCAGGACGCTTGTTGGAGTTAAGAACATAAGCCCAGAACATCTTCAGTTGATTTTCTGGAGTCATCTTATCGTTAGGTCCCAAACCGGCAGCCTTAACTGCCATATCAAGTTGGCCGTCAGACACCCACTGAGCAAATCCAACAGCAAATACACCTTCACGTCCTTTGGTTTCATTGTAGCGACGTTGAAGTTGTTGAACATCTCCAATTCGCATGGATGTAAGATTCATGCCTTGAGGCGTGTCACCAGCAGTTCCACGGTTGACCGAATTAAAGCCACCCTCTCCGCTACTAATCAGTGATGCCAGACCACCGTAGTCTCCAGCACCAAAAGCTTTACCACTTGATGATGTAGTCATAGAAGTTTGTTGTTGTCTACGTTTCGCTTCAGCCAGTCTTGCCGTAGCACGGATACGCTGGGAAGCTGTTGATCGTGGATTAGCAAGAATTTGAGCAGCAGAAGGATCCAGCCGAGAGTTAGTTTGGAATTGCTGGGCCGCCTTATCGGAGGAGCTAGGAGTGTAGGTGATTCCGTTCTTTTGGGCCTGTTGGGTAAGGACTTGTTGAACAGACAATCCAGAAGCCTTAGCAATCGTTACCAGATCCGAACTGGGTGCTCCACCATTATTGAGGGCATCAATGTTTGCTTGAACCTTTTCAGCATCAAGAAGAACATCACGCTTGGCGGAGACTACTGGAGGAAGACGGTTGATAATCTGCCGAGAATAGTCCCTACCGTTAGGACCCGTTTGGTAAGGAACTACAGCGGGAAGGTTACGACCAGGAGTAGGAAGAATTACTCTACCGTTTTGAATGATAGGCTTGAATCTTTCAGTTTTTAGAGCATCTAAAGCTTGCTTTTCCAAGAGTGATTGAAGTTGAGCAGTGCCCGTTGTTTTACCAGCAGCTTTAAGCTCAAGCATCTTGGACAGACCAACTTCCATTAGCTCATCAGTCAATGCTCCAACAAGAGGAAGGGTTTGATCCTTGAATGAATCAAAGTCAGCACCTTGAACCTTGAAGATGCCACGAAGTTGGTTACGGACAAATGCTTCCATCCGAGGACGCAGAGTCTTAACCATCTCCGAAGAATCATCCTCAGGAAGCTGCTCTGCCAGTTTACTAGCAGTATCAGCACTAATGTACCCATTAGCAGCCAACAGTTGAAGCTCAGCACGGCTCTTAATGGAACCCCCGGCAACAGCTTTGGTAACGCTTTCCTCGGTAAGACTATTATAGTTCCTACCAATCTGACGTATGCGAGAAAGGGCTTCAGTAGCTTCAGGATAGGTAGAAGCCAGTTTACCTAGCTCCTGTTCCGCAGCATCAAAGGCTCGCTGTGATTCAGCAAGACTACCAGTTTCAGAAGCAGATCTAAAAGTGTTAACAATGGATTCAATCTCATCCTTAATTTCAGCTTCCTGTTCAGCAGCCTGTTCCCTAGCAGACCCATTAATAGAAGCACGAGCCTTTTCGATTTCTTCTGCGTAGCGATTGTAAACCGTACCCAGTTCTGGCTTTTCAGGATTCAGCAAAAGACCTGAATAGGAGTCAAGAATAGCGGAAGCCCCTTTTGGATCAGCAGCACCCTTTGCCACTAGCTTGCTGAGAACAGCCTCGTTGACAAATTGATTAGCTTGTGCCCAGTTACCATTAAAGGTTTGACGAGCACTAGTCAAAAGTCCAGTAAGAATCTGTTGAGCAGTATCTGGATTGGCAAGTCCTTCTAGGTTTTGTCCAACTCCAATATTAATCTGCTCTTGTTCAGCTGCTTGACGAGCACGGGTGATTTCACCCATCCGCTCACCAATTACTTTAGCCCTTACCCTCATCATTGTTGGGGTAAGATTTTCAACAAGAATAGCTGGATTCAAACCAACGATTCCAGTGGCTTGCATGAACTTCTGAAGACCTACCCCATAAGCAGCCATCAGTTCTGGTTCATTCTCGGCTTCTGCTGCGGTGAATTGCTTAATGCTACCATCAGGTTGACGGATCGTAAGAGGCTCTTTGTTGTCCCTCAGAAAGGATCCAAGCAGCGTCTCAGCCTGACTGGCAGCCATCTGTGCCTTACCAACGGCTTGGCCATATGCCCGCCATCCACTGATTGCACGATTCTGTTGGCGATAGGTTTCACCAGCACCTGGATCAACTTCAGCTAATTGATTAGCAGCATTGATTTCGCTGTCAGCAGCTTGCTCAAGAAGCTTTACATTTTGCTTATAAGCATTCATTTGATCTGGCTTCATCGTCAATTCTCCATTGAGAATATCAGCGATACCAAGATTCAACTCCTGCTCATTCTTTTCCTTTGCCTTATCAGTGATAAACTTAGTAAGACTTTCGCTAAAGTTAGCAAAGGCCCTAAGATCTTGTTCCGACTGTTGAAGCATCATCCGCGAAGGATCGTATGCTTGAACGGGTTGAAAGGAGACACCTGTTTGAGATCCAGTTAGAGCAACCTGCTGGCCAGGGGATTCATAAATACTAGCCACTGATTAACTCCAACGAATAACGGTTCCGGCGCGTCCACCAGGTAGTTGTGCTCCAGGAATTTGAGTAGGTCTAGGCGTTCCGCCTCCGGCAGAAGGAGCCTTAAGAGCCAAACCAGCTTGAACGCCAGACATAGCAGCTCCAGCAAGTCCAAGAGCCAAACCGCCCGCACTAGGAGCAGCAATCCTTTGAGAGGCGGCTCCAATATCCGCAGACTTCTGTTGGTTATAAATGCTTTCCATGCCAAAGAAGTAATCCTGTTGAGCATAGGCAAGGTTCATACCAAGCGCCCCAAGATCCTTTCCTTCAACACGCTCAGCATCGGCTAGAAGGCCCCCGATGGACTGTCCACTACGCCCGGCAGCTAAAGTAGCCCCTTGCGCCTGGAGACGCCGTACAAGGCCCTGTTCTGCCTGTTGAGATGCACGATCCAGCTCACCCTTCAACTTAAGTTGTGTTTGTTGGTAAGCTCGATTAGCGGCTTCCTGATTAAGATTACGTTGTTGCTGGTAGGCACGTTCTGAAGCCTTAGCAGCTTGACTTTGAGCTTGATAACCAGCGATGGATTGAACGGCACTCATCAAGCCCGTTGCAATACCTACAATTGCGGGTACACACATTTTGTTAGTTTAGCAAATTCAACATAAGTAAGATTGGTTTGAGTGGTAACATACATAAGCTTTTTAAATCCAAGCATATGAAGCAGTTTCATGTGCATCCTATTTCTTGGATCAGCAATGTTATGTAACATCTCATAGGAGGTCTGTTGTTCGACCCATTTCTTAGCCTCCTTAAAAAATAGTTTGGGATACGGACGGACATGTGGCGTAGTAAGCATCCATATGGCTCCGCAATGGGCATCGGTTCTGGATACCCCCGCTATCCCGCAGATCTCTCCAAGGGGATTCCTGAAGGTCACAGGGTTGTCTGAGAGGTCCATAGAAAGGCAGAGGGCGGCCTCCAACATAGTATGGCCAAGACCCTCTAGTTCCCTTCGATCATCTTCTTGTAGGTGCTGAGCCACCCAGATTGCGTCTGAGCGGCTCGCTTTGTGGATTAGGTTCACGTTTTAAAGGGACTGGATTCCCTTGTTATTGTAAGTTCCTTCCCAATCAATTGAAGTAAATGCCGTTGGGAATGGATTATCAGCAACAAGTTCAAATTCAAACCGATCACCCTTAGCCATGATAGGAACCACGCTTTGAGCATTACGGATGATAGGAACATTATTGGCTAGATAATAGTTGGCATTGATTTGTGGCAAATCCAAGGTAAAGTCAGCACGTCCCTCAGCTCTAACAACAGCCTTATAAGGGCCGGAGTTATAACTGTTGATTCGCAGTCGATGAACAGTAGGAATGTTTAGGGTATCCTTACTAGCACTGGTTACATCCCTTACAAAATAAAAGGCAGGCAGTTCAGCAGTAGCAGTATACTTGTATCCAACAGCAAACTTTGATGTTGTTTGATTACCCTCAGCTGTAAGAAAATACTTCTGTCCAGCTGGCTTTGTATTATCGAATTGCAAAGTTTGTTCTTCAAAGTATCCAGCAACATCTGGATTCATATACATCAATACCGGCTGCTCAGCTGTGTTCTCAAACCCATCTTTAAAACAAATGCGAGTAAGATCAGTAGCCGAATCATAAGTAATGACTGGATTGTAATCAAAGAAATCCAACCTTACATCAATGTATTGACCTTCAAACAGCATTGATTGACTGGGGGTATCCGTCAGCAATGCCATCTTACTGAGTACATAGTTACTACCTTGTTTAGTAACCATATACATCATGTCTTGGTCAAAGTCAAATGCTTCGACAGTTCCTGGGAACGTCCAACGTGACCATGAAGACAATCTACCTTGATCACCATTTTGGAACCACCGATAGATGTAAACAGAACTTGGTTCAGATTTACTAAGGATGGCCATTACTCCAGCACTTGTGGAGCACTTAATTCTTGAAATGCCAGTAGGAATATAAGAAGGAATAAACCTCGTCAATTCAACAACAGCAGGCTTTCCAGTGTTACTAGTTGCATCCATTTCATAAAGAGAAGATGCTCTTTGTCCTTCTTCAAGGAACACATAACTGGGACCAATGTCAACAGGAGAAATGGTATCTGTAAGGCTATAATTAGCCAAAAGGTTTACTTCAGCTGTTTTAGGAGAGAAGGCTTCTGTTGTCGTATTAAGTAGATACTGCCCATTGTCTCCAAAAATATAAAGACCATTGGGGCCCGGCAACGCATCTTTAAATCGGATGGGTTTAAGAGAGCTGGCACTAAGATCAATTGGATCACTGTCAATCAGTGTAATCACTGTATCAGCAAAGAAATTAAAATAATCTCCTGCCTGTGAGCAGATTACATTCTGACGAGAAGTAAATACTAAACGATTCTTATAAAAGGCAATGGCATCAATTGGATAACCAACAAAGGTTGGAGTTGGGTTTGTTTCAATGTCACCAACAATTCTTGGTTTCCAGTATTTAAGTCTCGTATCGTCTCCACTTAGGTTTGCAGAGTTAACGGATACAACAGTAAATGTATCTCCAGCAGCACTGGTTACCGTGTTTGCTGCTGTATACCCTTGACCGGCTTGCTGAATACGAACAGTATCAATTACACCAGTTGTTGTGGTAGTAATTGTTAGGCCAGCTCTAAGAGTATTATCAATAGTAACAAACGCACCGTTAGGTGTATAAACTATGTTACCGACAGTTAAAGATGATCCAAAAGTATCGCCAATTTCTTCTCCATTAAGATACCAAGTCTTGAAAAACTTACCTTGAACAACGTAACTAGAAGACGTTGCTAGGGTTGTAGAAGTAGTAATATTGGTTTTAATTTTTGTTACCAAAAGTCTCAGACCACTACCTGAACCACCAGTTACCGCAAAGGATTCATCAACGACATGTCCACCTGTAGTGGCAGAAAGGATGCTAATGGAATTAGGAATGCCAGTAACACTTGTCAAGCCAGCACTAGCCAATGCCGAAGCTTCATCAAGTTTTCGATAAGTAAAGGTTCCGTTTGCTTCCCTGATAATTGCATGAGGCATTGTCTCCTCATTAATGGTGGTTACCGTGCTTGGAGCAATAGTCTCCTCCCACACCCCAGCACCACTAGCAGTGTTATCAGTTGTCTGAAAGATTACCCAATAATCATCAGCACCCGTATCATTGGATCCAGATACTTTAATTTTAAGTCCATCAAGGAATTGTTTAGGAAGTTGACCAGGACCAGTCACAGACCCCTTAAACGCTTCAATAGATGTACCAGCATTACCGCCCCGTGCTTCGATAGCAAAGTCAGCATTATCAGCACGTTTGATATGAATGTTATTACCAACACCAGTAGCTACCCAAGCAGTATTTAAGTTAATGGTAGTAACCAAGTTATCAACAATATCCTTAACGTTTAGCTGGTTTGTAGTGCCAGAGGTAACATTTTCAGGTGTCGTGTAGGTAAACTCTGTGCTATTGAGTTTGATGGTATATGTTGATTTATAAGCAACTGTATTAATAGCAACAAATGCGTAAGGAGTAATTGCTGCGCTTGTCGTGGCTGCCATGCTTACGGTCTTGTTCCTATTAAGAACAAAGATGTAATCATTGATTTGAAGAACTTGAAGATCGTCCTGTGAATCATGAACAGCATAAGCCGTGGATTCTGCCGCCACTGCGTTAACAGTCTGCTGAATACCAGTGTTGGCACTCCAAATCTTAAGAGCACCCGCTTGGCTAAATTGCATGATGTACTTTTCATTATTGTCCCGAAAGACCATAAACCATGTACCATCAGCAACTGGGTTATCCAGCTTACGAATTGCTTGAAGCCCTGGCCGCTTCATCAACCCAAGGGCAACGTCTGGATAGTAATTATCACAGCTTCTTAGTTGTCCATTAAATTTAACAGTGTCAGGTTGCTGGGAAACACCACCAATAAGACTACTGATTTTCTGTGAAATAGCTGCCATTATCGTGCAATCGTGCGGAACGGAGTGTAAGAGATGTAGAAGTTCTGACCAGTTTCCACGCCAAAGATATTAACCTCAGAGGTATTTGTATCATAGGCAATACAGTTAGCTCTTAGGATTCCTTCATCTTGCTGGTTAAACTGGAACATCTCCTTTGAACCCACGGTGCTTCCAGCAAACACACGAGTAGCACGTTGGGTAATATAATCCTTAAAGACCTGAGGAAGATCTTCAAAGTCAAATAACCACACCACGTCACAACGAACAGGAATAGGATTAGTAAATGTATAAGTATGATTTACTTTATCGTAGAGTTTGCCACCCCTTAATACGGTCTGGTATTGTTGAACATTTGAATTCTTATTGTCGGAGATCTGAAGAACGTTAGAAGGTACAACGATCTCATCGTTCGCGTCAGGAGTAAACGGATAGTCAATCTCAGTATTGAAATGCCATCCTTCCCCTTGAACTTCACGATTGACGGAATCAAGAATTGAAAGTGCCGTAGCAATCTCTGGGTTAGCGATGTCGAGCGACACCACAGGTGCCTGCCCGATGCCAGTCAACATCTGGTTGATAGCTTGAAGTTGGGTTGTCATAGTTCGGACAGGTATTAAAAGAAAAGGGGCCAACCTTTAATAGTCAGCCCCGTTGTTAAAGGTTACCCTCAAACGTTACGGAAGGCACCGGCAACGCCGACGCGCACAGCACCGCAACCATAGGCCAGACGGCCCACGATCACGTCGCCTTGGTAGATCACCTTCGTATCGGCGCCAGTGGTTTGCACGGAGGGGCCAATAGCCTCAACGACACCAGCAGCGTCACGGTGGAAGATCAGGCCGCAGCTGTTGGTGAAGTCAGTAGCAATACCATAGCTGTTGTTCTCACCAGTCACGGCAGCAGCATCAATAGCAGCGCCAGAAGCCGAACCATACTTACCCAGGAAGGGGATGTTGTTGGACTTCTTGATGGAGATACCGGCGATCTCATAGAGACCATCACCAGAGTTCATGCTACCACCGGCAGCACCATACTCACGGTTGAGGATGTTGGTATCGACCTGAGAGATCAGGGCGTAGTATTGGCGGGGGCTCAGAACAGCCACACGGCCATCCTTAGGAGCAGCCACTTCATCCAGACGGGCAGCAGCTTCAAAGAAGCCATCAACCAGGGCCTGAGCATCATACTCTTTGTTGGCACCGAGGTTGATTTGGAAGCCACCAGGCTCGCCGGTCACAGCAGCCGAAGCAGAGGAAGCCTTGTCCAGAACGCGGAAGATACGGCGATCATAGAACTCAGCCAGGCTTTGACCGATCTGACGGGCAATCGGGCCACGGATGTCATACTGGCTCATGATTTCGTCGAGGTTATCAACGAAGGCAGATGCCACCAGCAGGTCATCCAGCGCGATGGTGGTTTCGGCTGCCGGGGGGTTGCCCGAACCGAGGATAGGCACACCAGGCGTACGATAACCAGCCGAGATACGGCCAGTGTGAATGAATTGAGCTTGCTTACCACCACGCAGGGTCCGGTTCATCACCAGATCCTTAGCAATAGTGGAGTTACGGAAAGCCTCATACACTTCGCCCGTGAAGAGCTTCAGGAAGAGGTTAGTACGTTGGGCGTAAGAGGGGGATTGACCACCCGTCTTATTTACTTCGCCCAGATAAGTTACAGTTGCAGTCATTGTTTTGGGAATGAATAATGTTTATCAGTTCCCTAGTACTAGGAGTTGTTGCGCAAATAATATTCAGTTTTTAATGAGCAATAAGGATGTGTCGTATTGGGTGTCCACCGCAGCGGGCCAATACTCCAACCGGTTGGTTTTTTAACGAGGTATCCTTCCTCAATAGAAAAGGGGGTCCTACTCCGAGGTGCCCCCAATCCAAAGTTAATTAAGGCGAGTAATTGATACTCTACCAACTCCAGAGCCGGTTAGACCGATCTTGTCAGCCGCACCTTTACTTAGATCAAGACTCCTACCATGAGCGTAGGGGCCCCGATCATTGACCCGAACAACGGCACACCTATTGAAGCACACCTTAAGGCGTGTTCCAAAGGGTAGTGTCTTGTGCGCTGCCGTAAGGCCGTTTTGATTGTATCGTTCGCCATTGGCAGTTAGGTTTCCGTGGAAGCCAGGACCATACCAAGAGCTGATAACAGACAGAGTAGTTAGAAGAGGTAGCATGAGGTTTTTGCAAAGAACTTTTATATTGCTTACAGCGCCTTCTTTATCTTAAGCTAGTTTACCTTTGCTTTTCCCTTTAGTTGCCTTTTTGGCAAGGGGAAGTTGGGGTCCACTACGCTTAAGGAACATTTCCTTTTCATAAGGATTATCTGTTCCTTTGCCCTTATTGTAAAGCTTTTGTTGCTTTTGGGCATCTTTATGTTTGCGTGGATCAATCGGCATAGATTGAGCCAACTTTGGCTTACGTGTTGCCATTAGTGGGAACCAATTTAGAGCAAGTCGCCAGAAGCGGCTAGTTTTTGTTCGACATCATACCGATAAGCAGGGTCAGTGCGATACCGTCGATCACTGATAGCAGAAGCTAGTTCAGCATTAGAACGGAATCCTTTGACCGTACTCTTCGGTGCCTTGCCCGACACTTGTTGACCTTCAAATCCAACGGAATCCTTATAACGTTGATTGAGGGATTGAACAGCAAAAAAGATAGCATCCTTGTTGCCGCTGTTAACAACATTATCATAAGCAGCAACTTCCTCAGGCTTGAGGTTATCGGCTGCCCATGCTAGGGTGTCGTTATAAGCTTCCTGTCCCCCGACAGAAGCAACAATTTCCTTAGCAGCATCTTCAGAGAGAGGCTGTGACTGGGTGGTTGGATTACCTTTTTGCCATTCCATGTATGCCTCGATGAGTTCTTCCGAAGGCATCTCCTTAAGCTTCTCGATTGTTTCAGGCTTAAGTTGATTATCATTGGAGTAATACTCCTCTGATGCCTCCTTGAGGAAGCTAACACGTTTGGCTACCGGGGACTCCGTTTCAGGAGTATCCTCAGCCTCACCGTCATCACTCTCGGTTTCTTCGGTCGAAGAGGACTCATCGGTTTCTTTTTGACCTAGTTTCTTCTGAAGTTCTAGGTAAGCTTTTTCAAGATCTTCTGCTGACTTAAATTTGCCAGCATACTGAGAATGTTCTTCTGCTTCAAGTTGACTGCGGCGATACTTTTCTTCGACCTCAGCTTCTTGTTTTTCGATGAGCTGATTACCTTGCTCAATGAGCCGTAGCTCTTCTGTTTCACGGGCAGATGTAACATCTGGATCCGTAGCATCAAAAACAATTTCAGACATGGTTTAGTGGATAACAATAGAAACGCGACCAACACCAGGAGAGGTGACTTTCACATCACCATACTTAAATTGCTCCTTAGGGGTGATCTTTACAGGAGCCTCCTCAACTTCACTGGGAGGGTTGGGCTGGTTGCTGTTGGCCGGTTGCTTGCGCGGCTGTGTTGACGACATTTTGAAGTGCTTCGATAGAATCAGGGTTTTTGGTTGGATCCATCATAGGAGCCTTAGCAAGTTGGCCTGCTTGTCCAACAAGACTGGTGGACATATTAAGTTGCATGGCCTTCTGCTGTTCTTGTTGACGCATCTCTGCGGTCTTAACAAGCTTGAGGGTATCAATACCTTGAGCAGCAGCAAGACGTTTAACGGCTTCCTCTGGATCAATGTATTGAGCCATTGCTTCGGGACCCAGTGCTTGAGAGATTGTTTGTAGGAACATCATGAGAGACTCACGGTCTTGCCCACGTCCAATGCCCTCAAGGCCAGCAATGATGGTCGGGAATACAATACCCTTAGGTAGTTGTGGAAGTTCTTTGGCGCGTTGAAGGGTGAAGAGTTTCCGTTGGAGGTACGGGCGAACCAGCTCTACGGTAAGGTTACCATAGATTCCTCCAAGCTGCTCATTAAGTTCCTGCTGGGTAGCACGGATCTCTTCTGCGGTAGTACGCTCTGATTGTCTCACAGAAAGAATCAGGAACGCCTCTGACAGCCGCTGGGTGAGCGATTGGATCATCTGATAGGCAGAAGAGAAGTCAGCCTGCTTGCTTACTTGAACAGCAGTCACGTCCTCAGCACGGCCCTGGATGATTGCTCCATTGCCTGCCTTAGCAAGCGTAGAGGGCTTCACAGTAGCGGCGGGGCTAACAAGGAACACTACCTTAGCAGCGGCAGCAGAACCCTCCACCATGGCCTGCATGAGCCCCTCAAGGGACCTCAGATCGCCAAGGTACTCTTCAATGCGGCCCCGTCCATAGTCTTCCCCATCAACCACATTAAAGCGGAGAGGAAGCCAAGGGGTTGTATTCTTTGGAGCCTTACCAAAGGAATCAGGAAGAACCTTACCTTCGACTTCTTGACGCCAACGCCATTGTCCATCCTTGAGTTTAGCCCAAGTATAGACAGCGACCTCATTCTCACCAACGGTAACATCAACACTAGGGGCACTAGTATTATCAGCTACATCATTGACATTCCTGATTGCTTCTGTTTGAAACTCAGCAGGAAGGAATTGACGGTCAATTGATTCAACAGTAACGACCTCGGTGGG